TACGAAATTGCTCCACATACAGCAGTTCCAGGATTTAAAACAGCTGATACAAAAACAAGACCTACAGGAAGTGTTTGGTTTAAAACAACTGACGCTAATTTAGGTGTACAAATGAAAGTTAAAGCATTCAATAGTACTACTAAGTTGTGGGAAGACAAACCAGCTCCTGTTTATAAGACACACCAAGCGGCTATCTTTAATTTAGATAAAACTACTGGTGGACTTGGACTTTCATTAGGTCAATTATATGTACAAGCACATACTACTGAAGCAGAAAACGAAGAGTTTGACTTTACAATTTTTGCAAGAAATAGTTCAACAGCAACTTCAATTACATCAAGTGCAGTAGCTACACAGTTAAACAGTCAGTCATATGGATTTACAATGTCAGAAAGCATTGTTGCACAAGCGGCTATGTCAACTGGTAAAGCACTAAGCGTAACAGCACTAGGAAACGCAGGCGATGCAGACTTAATTGCAGATGCAATTAACGCGGCAGGCTTTGTTAATATTGTTGCAAGTGTAGATGCAAGTAACAGAGTTATTGTCCAGCACAACGATGGCGGAGAAATCCACATTAAAGATACAAACGGTGCATTAGGATTAATTGGCTTTGCGGCATTTAATTATACAACAAAAGCAGGTACAGCAAACTTATATGCGGCACCAACAGGTGATAGTGTGTACGACTTCCATGCTTCAAACTGGAAGATCTTAACACAAACTGCAAGTGCAAACGCTCCAACAGCATTAACAACTGATGGTGCATTATGGTACAACAGTATTGTTGACGAAGTTGATATTATGGTACACGATGGTCAAACATGGAAAGGTTACCAAAACGTTTACGCTTCAGCTGATCCATTAGGGCCAATTGTTAGTGCTACAGAACCAACTACACAACAAGACGGTTCATCTGCATTAGTAACAGGTGACATTTGGGTATCAACAGCAGACTTAGAAAACTATCCACAAGTACACAAATATAACGCAGATCTTCAAAAATGGTTAGCATTAGACGAAGGTGATCAAACTTCAGAAGATGGTATTTTGTTTTCCGATGCACGTTATGGTACAAGTGGCGGAACAGCTACACTAGCACCAAGCGGAACTATTGCAGAACTGTTAGTTAGTGATCACTTAGACACTGACGCACCAGATCCTGCACTATATCCAAAAGGTATGTTGCTTTGGAACTTACGTAGAAGTGGATTTAATGTTAAGAAATTTGTACGTAACAAAGTAGATGTAACTGCTAAAAATATTAGAATGGGCGACGTGAGCATGGCTACTTACTATCCACACAGATGGGTAACTGAGTCAGCTAACCAAATTGACGGCGCAGGTAGCTTTGGACGTAAGGCACAGCGTAAGGTTATTATCCAAGCGTTGCAAGCAATGGTTAATAGTAATCAAGACATTAGAGATGATGAGTCAAGATTATTTAACGTAATGGCGGCTCCAGGATATTCAGAACTAATTAATGAAATGGTTGCACTAAACAATGATAGAGGCCTAACAGCATTTATCGTAGGTGACAGTCCGTTTAGATTAAAAAGCGATGGCACTACACTTAACAACTGGGGTGCAAATACTGCATTAGCTGTTGAAGATAATGATAACGGTGCTGTTACTAGAGACGAATATTTAGGTATGTTCTACCCGAGCTTGTTTACAAGTGATAACGCAGGTAACAACGTTGTTGTTCCACCAAGTCACGGTATCCTAAGAACACTAGCATTAAGCGATCAAGTATCGTTTCCATGGTTTGCTCCAGCAGGAACAAGACGTGGTGGAATTACAAATGCAAGTGCCGCAGGTTACATTGATGCAGAAGGCGAATTTAAGTCAATTGCATTAAACGAAGGACAGCGTGATACACTTTATGCTAATAACATTAACCCAATTACATTCTTAACAGGAGCAGGACTTGTTAACTTTGGTCAAAAGACTAGAGCAAGGAACGCAAGTGCATTAGATAGAATCAACGTAGCAAGACTAGTAATTTACTTGAGATCACAACTTAAGAAACTTGCTAAACCTTACATCTTTGAGCCAAATGATAAAATCACACGTGATGAGATCAAGGCACAAGCAGATAGCTTAATGCTAGAGCTAGTATCACAAAGAGCGTTATATGACTTCTTAGTTGTATGTGATGAGTCTAACAATACTCCAAGTAGAATTGATAGAAACGAGCTGTATTTGGATATTGCTATTGAACCAGTTAAAGCAGTTGAGTTTATATACATTCCACTGAGATTGAAAAACACTGGTGAAATTAGTGGACTATAATCAGATAAATAAAAGTAACAGGAGCATATAATGGCAATTTCAACACTTTCAAAATTAACAGTACCACTAGATAGTAACGCAAGTGCATCTAATCAAGGTTTGTTAATGCCCAAACTACAGTATCGCTTTAGAGTGAGCTTAGAGAATTTTGGTGTATCGAGTCCGTCAACAGAGCTAACAAAACAAGTTATGGACGTAACAAGACCTAACGTTAGTTTTGATCAAATGACGGTTGATATTTACAACTCCAGAGTTTATCTAGCTGGTAAGCATACTTGGGAACCAATTACAATTAACTTGCGTGAAGATGTTAGCAACAACGTACAGAAAATGGTTGGTGAACAACTTCAGAAACAGTTTGATTTCTTTGAACAGTCAAGTGCGGCAAGTGGTGCAGACTACAAGTTTGTTACTAGAATTGAAATACTTGACGGTGGTAACGGAGCGAATGCGGCAAGCGTATTAGAAACATTTGAACTATACGGTTGTTACTTAGAAAGTACTAACTACAATACACTAAACTATGCAACTTCAGAAGTTGTAACAATAGCGTTAACAGTTAGATACGACAATGCAATCCAATCACCACAAGGTACTGGTATTGGTACAGCAGTAGGTAGAACTATTAATACTGCTATTACCGGTGGCGGCGCAATCTAAACTAAACAAAATTTAAATTAAGGGGCATTTATGTCCCTTTTTTTATGACTATATTATCTGCCCACTTTATTCAAAAGGATAAATATTAGTATGAGCTTTTTAAACGGATTTTTAGACAACGTTGTATCTGGGGCATTGAGTCCAAAAGGCAACCTCGCAGACTATCAACATGGTGCAAGACTATATGTTGACGATAGTCACAGATTATCACCAAAAGTAAAGTTTCTTTACCACGTTACATTTAATATTAACGCAGAAGCGGCCGCAGTTATTCCGCAACTAAGAGAGAAACATTTAAATGAACTTAATATGCTTGTTAAGTCAGTACAGTTACCTGCATATAACATTCAAACAGATGTAAAACATCAGTACAATAGAAAACGAGTTGTACAAAAACGTATTGATTATCAACCAGTTCAAATAGTTATGCACGATGATAACATGGGTGTTACTACAGCAATGTGGGAAGCATATTATAGATACTATTATAGAGACGGTAATTATTCAGCAACTAAACCTGCAGGAGCACCAGAATCTGGATCAGCAATACCTGAATACAATAGAGGGAATGTATTCGGCGGTAACAATGATAAACAATACAGATACGGTTTTGATAATGATAGTGGAGCACCATTCTTTGATAGTATTACTATTAGTCAAATGGCTCGAAAGAATTATACCTCGTTTCAATTAATTAATCCAATTATATCTGGTTGGCAACACGACACTATGGACAACAGCATAAGTGATCCTGTGGCAAATACAATGACAGTCGAGTACGAAACTGTGCATTATAGTAGAGGCCCAATTGGAAATGGCGGACCTAAAGGTTTTGCAGAAGAACATTACGATAAAACACCAAGTCCAAACTCATTAGCAGGTGGCGGTGCGGCGAGTCTATTAGGAATAGGCGGCGTACTAGCAGGAGGTATGGGTGTGTTAGATGATATTACAGGCGGCACTGCTAACTTTGGTACAGTCCTAAAAGCGGCAAATGTTTTACAAAATGCAGGCGGATTAAATGCCGCTGGTGTAAAAGGTGAATTATTAGGTAGCGTTGTTAGTAGTATTGGAAAAACAGCAGGCATTGATGTAAGTGGAGTTGCAGGGGTTATGACACCCAACGGTGGCGCTGGATCAGGTGCATTAAAAACATTAGGAATAGCGGCGGCAGTAGTAGCTGGCGGTAACCTTTTAGCAAACTCAGGAGCATCGGGAGCAGTATCAAGTAAAATAGCTGGTTTAGTAAGTGCTAACGCTCCAACAGGACCTAGAAAAGAAGCACCACAATTCGACGGGGGAACATAATATGGATAAATTACAATTAAATTTACCAAAAAAAGAAAATAATTCAAGTGCAAGCGATGTAAAAAGATATTTCAATACTTATTACCAAAAGCAACTTGCATATCCAAGTAACGAAGTAGATGCTGTAATAGGATTTTTAGAGTCAAAAGGTTTTGACAAGTCAGCGGCGCAATCAACTGGCGCAATCTTACTACAACAAGCAAAAATAGATAATGTTAAGATATTTGAACTATTAGATACATTAGGTAACCTAGACAAACTACAGCTAAGTTATGCTGTTGCAACTGTACTAAACTTTAATAGACAAAAAATTAGCACACTCGGATTTAGAGTACCTAATACAACTACTCCGTTAGAAGCAAGAAACATAATGGGGTAACCCATGGGACGTTTTGCACAAGGTAAATTCGAATCTAAAAATCCAAGCAAATATGTAGGACGTAAAACGCCAACTTATCGTAGTAGTTGGGAATTTGCATTTATGAAATTTTGTGACGAAAATCCTTCTATACAAGCATGGGCAAGCGAAGCAGTAAAAATTCCATATAGAAATCCCTTAACAGGTAAACA